TTGAGAAAACAAAACAAACTGGAGTCGTATGGCACGTAGACCATATCATTCCGTTGAATGGGAAAAACGTTAGTGGCTTTCATGTTCCTGAAAATTTAAGGGTAATTCCCGCTTCAGAAAATATGAGAAAAAGTAATAATTTTAATTTAACAGTTTAAATAGGAGTTAACAATGTCGGTAAAACCTAAAGATTTTCAGCATAAGATTTGTGTTTACTTGGAAGGGATCGGAGAGTGCTTAGTATGCTTTGACATACTGACACCAGGCGAGGAACTCGATCCTGACCACAGCGATGATTACGAGATTGACTTTGCTGTGTTTGATGAAGACGACAAGCAAATTACTTATGACTTGGAACGCAAACACTACAACCGATGTGAAAACAAAGCAATGGAAGAAATGTTAGAGATCACAACGAAGTGGCATAGCGAGTGGGAGTCTGTATGACACAAGATGAAATCATTGAGATGGCTAGACAGGCTGGATTTTTTCAGCATCTATATTCTATGGATGTAGAACTCTACTATGACGAAACAATGCTTGGATATTTTGCCATACTGGTAGCGGCTAAATACAAGCAGAAAATTCAAGACCTTGAAGACATGGTTGCAGAACTTCAGGAGAGACAAGAATGACACAAGACGAAATCATTGAGATGGCTGAACAGGCTGGCATGACACGCGATGGTGATATGTGGTTTTCTAATGGTAAAGGAGATATGGATGTAGAACAAAAACATCTTGAAGCCTTTGCCAAACTGATAGCAGAGCGTGAGCGTGAGGCGTGTGCAAAGATTGTTGAAGTTGAAGCAATGCAATATTCCGAACCTGTATGGGCATTTGAAATTGTCAACGACATCCGAGCAAGGGGACAAGCATGACACAAGATGAAATCATTGAACTGGCTATACAAGGTCATGCAAGCACCCGTGATGCTATTCGTTGGGCAATGAATCAAGAGCGTGAGGCGTGTGCAAAGGTTTGTGACGACATTCATGCTGAGCACGAAGCCAAAGATTCATTTTCATCGTATGCAGAAGCAATCAGAGCAAGGGGACAAGCATGACACAAGAAACAACTGCTGACGATATACAGATTAGCGGAACACACTACAAAGAAATGCCATTACAACCTTGGGATGTCATGGAGTCTGTTCTTACCTATGAAGAATTCATTGGGTTTCTCAAAGGAAATATCATTAAATATTCCTTACGGGCTGGACACAAAGAAGGTAGTGATGATTTTGGTAAAGCACGGCACTATATGCAAAAACTTAAGGAGTGCAGATGACCGAACAGGAACTAACAGAATTGGTCAATGACTTGCGTTTCCAAATGAACGCCCTTAAACAACGAGTGGAAGACATTGTTGTTATGACAGGGGCTAACACCAACGGCTATTACGATTTAAAAACAAAACTAAACGAACTAAAAAAAGATGATAAGGAAACCACTTCAAATGACTAAGCACGAAATGATTAGTTTCTTACGCATGGCGGCAGTTGATGAGAACACCATCACAGCCATGTCTAACGCTCACGACATGGGAGTAGCGAATGAACGAGACATCGTTTGTTCCATCATCTTTGGCATGATTGACGATCACGCTAAAGCCCAATCAATAGTAGACACCATCCGAATAAGGGAGTGAAAAATGACGGATCAAGAAAAGTTAAATTCTGCTTTCCATGAACTTGATTATGAAGACGAACTGGCAGTCAATGTTGTCATGTATCAGACTGAAGCAGAGCATCTCAAAGCAGAGATTGCAGAGTTGCATCGCATCCTTGCAGAGCATGAGTTGCAGTTGAGAATCAAGAACGAAATGATTGCAGAAATACACAAAGTATTGGGGACGATATGAACATGAAATATACCTTTGAAGATATCTTAAAACGATATTCCCATGTTGACTATTGCTGTTATTGCTATGAGCCAAAAGACGACAAAATATCTTGTTGTCAAGAAAATCATTTCATACCATTGAAAGACTTTGACCACGAGACACAGATGGAAATAGCAAAGGCAGAATACGATGCTCAATGATTATTCAACATTTCTAATGAACATCGAAAGATCAGTGAAAACCCTAAGTCAAATGTGCTTAAACAAGAGTTACACTGGTTTCTATTCAGAGATAAATACCATCATTTCAAACCTGATTGGTCTTAGTCACTGGATAGGTCAAGAGCAAGTTAAACAAAGTCAATATTTAAACAGGAGTAAAGAATGAATGTATATCAAAAACTAAACGAGGCACGAGCCAAGTTCCACAAGAAAGCCCTCAAGAAGTCTGGTCACAACAAGTTTGCTGGCTACAACTATTTTGAGTTAGGTGATTTCGTAATCCCCGCAATTGAAATCTTTAACGAAGTAGGTCTTACTTCCATCATTCGTTTTGGAAAAGAGATTGCTGAGTTCATTGTTGTGAACACAGAAAAGCCTGACGAGATCATCGTCTTCACAAGCCCTATGTCTTCAGCCGCCCTAAAAGGTTGCCATGAAGTGCAAAACCTTGGTGCTGTGCAAACCTACCTATCACGCTACCTTTGGGTGTCGGTGCTACACATAGTCGAGCATGATGCTTTGGACGCTACAACAGGCTCTAAAGCGGTTGAGGAAGGAACTCCTGATGAAGGACGTATGCTTGACTACATTGCGGCTATTGAAGCCACTACCACAGTTGATGAGTTGAAGAACATCTATATCGAGGCGTTTGCGGCTACTGATGGAAATAAAGCATGGCAGACCAAGATGATTGCCGCTAAAGATGCCAAGAAAAAGGAGTTGAAATGAGTGAAGAAATAATCCAAGGTACGGATGCATGGAAGATGCTCAGATTGGGCAAAGTAACTGCTAGTCGAGTAAAAGACATTGTTGCCACTACAAAGACAGGCTATTCAACAAGCAGAGACAAATACATGACTCAGTTGTTGTTGGAACGCCTGACAAACTCAGTAGCAGAGTCGTATAGCAACGATGCCATGACCTGGGGTGTCGAGAATGAAAAATATGCACGAGCCGCTTACGAGCAAAAGATGGGCGTATTGGTTGATGAAGTAGCGTTCGTTAACCATCCCGCGATTGAGCAATCGGGTGCATCTCCAGACGGGATTGTTGGAGAAGGCTTGGTAGAACTGAAATGCCCTATGTCGCACACGCACTTGGAAAGCATTTTGGGTGGCATTGACGATCAATATAAGGTGCAAGTTCAATGGCAAATGGCTTGTACAGGGGCTAAGTGGACAGATTTGTGTTCGTTTGACCCAAGGTTTCCCGCAGAATTGCAATTAGTTATCAAGCGTTTTGAGCGTGATGATGCGTACATTGCAACGCTGGAAAAAGAGGTTATCAAGTTCTTGGCTGAACTCGATGACAAGTTAAATAAAGTTAAATCAAGAGGTTAATATGGAACAGAAACGAGACAACTCAGGAGTGTTGTTTAAAAACGACAAGAAGGAACAGGAGAAACATCCTGACTACAAAGGTTCGATCATGGTAGATGGCACAGAATACTGGCTATCTGCTTGGATTAAAGAAGGCAAGTCTGGCAAGTTTATGGGTTTGGCAGTATCACCGAAAGATGGTCAGCCACCAACAAGCAAGCCATTGCCTAAGAATTTGGATGACGATTCCATACCATTTTAATCTGCCGTTGGAGATAAACCTTAATCTAGCGTGGTTGATGTGACTGATTAAGAGGTTTACTTGTTGGCAGATGGAGTTCTTTTTACAAGTAGACACTCAAAATATGACGGAGGGCATATAGGAATCAACTAACCCTCCACCAACATTCAATTTAACAGGAGTTCATATGAGTTTATTAGACAAAACATGGTTTGGCGGTGAAGTAGGCAAGTTCTTTAGTTCACCAACATTTGCAAGAGCAAGGACAAATGACCCATTAACAAGCCACAAGGCGGCTGAAAGCATCAAGGATGTAGCAACAGTACACATGGATGTTATTCAGGCTTGTTTGAAACGTTTTGGGGCATTGGGTAAGGATGGGATAGCGGAGCGGACTGGTCTGATAAATAGTCAGGTAGCCCGTAGATTGCCAGAGATGCAAAAACTTGGAATGGTGGCGTTGACAGGCAAAACTGTCAGGTCAGCATCTGGTAGACAAGAGCGTGAGTGGATCATCCTATGAGCCTGTGGCGCAAAAGATCAAACATTAAATCAAAACAAGAAATGACACACCAAGAAATTAAAGAGTTAGCAGGTCACAGGGCTGTATCACCTTGGGTGATGAAGTTGGTGGGTGATGCTGTTGCAAAAGAGCGTGAGGCGTGTGCAAAGGTTGCGCTTACTTACGATTCTCAACCTTGGAGTCATGTTCCAGCATCCGCTCACGTGGCTGACATGGTTTCTATTTCAATTGGCAAAGCAATCAGAGCAAGGGGACAGGCATGAGCAAAGAAGCAATGAAACTTGCGCTTGAGGCGTTCAAAGACTTGGAAAAACACAGATGCCTTCATTACCCAAATATAGTAAAAGCCCTAGAAGAAGCACTAGCCAAGCAAGAGCAGGGTGAGCCTGTGGCAAAGGTATGTCATGACCTTGACGGGCATATTGGGTGGAATCCAAGCCTTACAGAGTTGCCAGATGAAGGAACGCCTCTCTACACCACACCACAACAACGCGAGCCGCTGACGGATAAGCAGCTAAACATTATTGGCTCACGTTGGCATCTAAACCTACTTGGCACTGATGAAAAAGCCGAACTGTTTGCCTTTGCCAGAGCAATCGAAGCCGCCCACGGCATTAAGGGGGAAGTATGAGCATAGAAGCAATGAAAGACATGATTAAATGGGATAGACCTTGTTACAAATGCCTTTCACATTATTGTAATTTGTCTTGTAAAGAAACACTAAAGCAAGGGCAGGGTGAGATTGAACGCTTAACAGCCGCTTTGGAAAAAGCAAACGCACAGGCAGAACATTTTGAACGTGAATGGTATTTGCGCGGTGATGAACTTGAGAAGTTGAAGCAAGAGCAGGGTGAGCCTGTTGAGAAAAATGACCCGATAGAGACATAAATATACAAAAACACTCTTAGATGATAAAAATGCCCTGATAGGGACATAAAGGAGAAAAAATGTTAGAAACAATTGCTTGGGCAGTAATGTTGATGCTATCTGGTGCGGCAATCGTAGTGATTGTTGGCGTTGCAATCTTTATGCTATCGGAGGATAAATGAAAATAACTATCGAGTTTGAGGATGCCATAGAAGCAAAACAGGCCATCCACGCACATGATGTGTGGACAGCCCTGTTAGACATCAATGAGTCAATACGCTCACATACTAAACACGATGTTTCTGAAAAACAGACAATAGCCAATATTCAGGAAATCTTGTCAGATGTGAGCCACTTGCTTTACTCTTGATCTTCGTCTTCTTCTTCGTCTTCTTCTAACTCAAGCCACTCGTCTTCGTCTTCGTCGTAGTACCAAGTCACGCCATCAGAGTCGGTGAATGACATTAGTTCAATGTCTTCTGCAACTTCTTCAGCCCATCCGCACTCTTCTTGTTCAGCAATAAATGCTTGCAACATGGTGACTTTGTTGAAGTCATCTGTCTCAATGACGATAACTTCGTCCCAACCCAAGTTAATCTCTACTTTATACATAAAAATCCTTTTAAGAAACATTGATGATTTGACCTCTAAATTCAACCTGATCCTCGTCCCACTTGTGAACCAACTCAGGCCATAACAGTTTCCCATCCCTAAAAGTCAGAATTATGAAACCAGAACGATGGTTTACTGGGTTATCCTCACCATACGCCATCTGTGGGCCAGTTGGCTCTGCAAGTGTACCCGTATCTATACCAAATCGGTTTCCGTTATAGTCAGAATAAGGCGTTACTTTTAAAGAATGTAAGTGTCCTGTAACTATTGTCTTACCTGCTCCAACAGTATTATTATGGGTTGCATGGACTCCACCCTTATAGCGGTGCTTGATGACCACATCGGGAGTAGGCCAACAACTCATACAGAACTCCCAATTTGGGAAATGGTCTTCCAACTTAAAGCCATAGGTTTCAGCAAACTGAGGCGCATTAGCCGCTAAACGGGCGTTAAAGCGAGCGTCATGGTTTCCCCATGTGTAGACTAGCCTGACATTGTGGCGGGCTTCCTTGGCTGTTTCCTCAACTTCTCCAAGGGAGGCTTGGCAGGCTTTGAGTTCCTCAATCAAAGTGGGTTCTTTTGGGCCAATGCCTGCTGGTGGATGGCGACTGATAGACGCACCATCTAAGGCATCTCCATTACAGACCACAATTAATGGCTTAAACTCTTTAATCGCCCATAAAAGACCATTAAAGGCAGTCGTGCGGATTCCAGGCCAAAAGTGTGCGTCAGAGAAAATAATCACAGTCCCATTCAAAACACCTAGTTGCTTGCGCTCGTATGCCATTGGCGACCTTTCAGGTCTATTGTTTGGGTTCTTGGCCTCCAATAAAAGACCATATTTAGTCTCTAAATCGGCTCTACGCCTCTGAAGGGTTCGCATATTGCCACCTATTATTTTGTGTATAGCGGCAATAGATTTATATGTTTTCCACAATTCTATGAACTCAGCATCAGAAAGAATAGGCTTTTGACCCATGATTACTCCAGTTTTAAACGCCAATATGAGGTATGTTTAGCCATCCAAGGATTGCTTGGATTGAACATCTTGAATCCACACGAAATAAGGGAGTTGGCAGACGCTGGATTGTCATAGGTGCTAGTTATCAACCAATTCAATCCAATAGCCTTCGCCTGTCTGACTCTGACACGAATAAACTTCTTCTGTAATCCGAGTCCACGATAATCAGCCACAACACCACAACGTATAAGATAACCGCAATCAGACCAGCGAGAAGAATAAACAAGACCTGCGAAACCACAATCCACGCCATCCTTAGTAGCAATCCACCAATATCCATCAGTTGTGTCATAAGGTTTATCGTAGGGTAGACACTTCTTTTGAAGTACCGACAATCTCGTCTTTACAGAATCATGGCGAACGTCTACACGTTGTATTTTCATGTTGCGTATTAGACGTTGCCAATATGAACGATTTATGAATAAGCCCGTGTAGAAACTTTATCAATAATCAATGCTTGTTTACGAGGCGCACCTGATGGGCTGTTTGGCACAGAGATATGTGTCCAACGATCAAACTCACGAATAACTTGATCGTAGTCAAGGTTAGCCGCAATCACAGCCTTCACAACTTCATCTGGAGTCATGCTTGGCACACGAATGTCTGCCGCACAACCAACACGATGTTGAGAGGTATCTTTGCTACCAACAGCATCATTCAATGCTTTGCAACGAAATGCTGAGTTAACCATGATAGGTTTACCACCAACAGCAACCTTAACTTTTTCCAAGAACTCTGCTAAACGCTTTAAGTTGTTGATTTCAGAACTGTTTGGAGTATTCTCAATCTCACGATGATCTGTGTGGGTAAGTTCTTCAAGGGTAAAGTGTTCACTCAGTTGCATTTGGTTCTTCCTCTTTCGTTGTGTTGTTAAGTTTGATTGCCGCTAACCAACCAATAAATCCACCAATTACAGTAGAAAACGCTGGCGCAATGATGGGGAATATGTCTTTGTTGTCAATCACGCTGTTAGGCATAAACAAGCCACCCAATAGGGCAACAGTCATAGCAACCACAA